CATAACGACTATTAGTCAAAAGGTCTAATAAAATCATAGCGGGGCAAGATGTCCATACCGCCGCTCCCATAGTTCCGTTAAAAATATAACCGTCGGGATAAACTATTCTTCCGGTCGTAGCGTCAACTGTAGGAGTGCCGGAACTATTTGCACCCGCCGCCGGAATACGGACCTTAATACCTCTTACTCTAAATTTACGACGTGGGATAGACCCAAATTGCATAGAATCTAATCTAATAGCCGCATACGCACTATTAGCGTAGGTATTAGAGTCGTCTATTATTTCGGCAATACTCGTCCATTGGAAAGAATTTATTAAAGATGAGTTAGTACTATCGGGGGTAATTCTAGAAACCCTTATATCTACCGGAAAAGCACCGGTTAAATTAACGCGGTAGTCTCTTTGATAAGCGTCTGCGGTTCGGCCCGTTACCGTATCGGTTATAACATCGGTAAAACCTCCAGAATTATATTGAACAGATATTTTAAATTGAACACTAGAGCCTAATAAATCTCCTTTATCTGTAGCCTCTTGGATTTGCGGAAAAGTTATTGTTATTTTAGCCGCGTCTACATTACTATTAGTAATTTGCCTCGTAACCGGAGATGATACCGTAACAGTAGTGCCTACGCCTGTTACTGAGGAGCTACTTTCTATACCGGCTATTTTAGTTTGATTACTCGTGCCAAAACGGGGCGTAAAATCTACGTCTTTAAAATTAAAATCTACATCTGTAGGACTTGCAGAGTTTGCATTTGATCTTAGAACGGGCGTGTCGTTAAGAAAAACATCTTTAAGGGCGGCATTATTATAAGCCGTAGTTCCTTTAGATAAACCCTCTTTTGATGCTGATGCAAAACCTTCGATTTCGCCTTCACTTATCAAATCTAAGAAAGTTGCGAACTGCCTACTATGTAAAGTATCGGGAGTTCTTGTTGGTTGGGGTGGTGGTGGCGGAGATCCTCCTCCGGAACCTCTAATAATTTTTTTAGTCATGCTCTTACCTGTTCAGTATCTACGGCTCCACTTATCACGACCGAGCCGGTAAAAATTTCTCCATATACTAAAGGAACCGGAGTACCCGCCCTCGTAGTTTGTTGTGTACCACTAAAATTAAAAGATATTCTAGGGTCTTGCTCGCTATTAAAGTCCGGTAATTTTGGAACCGGAAATAACATATCACTAACGCCGGATAATAAAAGTCCGGCACCTATACCAAAAGCGGCTTTAGCCCCTAAACCGGCGGAAGCAAATCCAAAACCTTTAGCACCAAAAGCTAACGGATTAGCAAAAACGCCGCCTACACCAAAAGATAAAGCTATTAGTGCACCCCCTAATAATATTTTTCCTAAACCCCGACCGGCACCTTGTATTACCGGTACAAAATGTATATCTTCTTGTCCTATAGGGTGGTGTATTTCAGTTTCGTCTATCGAATAATTACCAACTTTTACTTGATAATATTTAGGGTTCATATATTCTTCTATTCCGGCAAAATTATTAATTAAGAAACTTACGGCATGACTCAAAGTTTTTACTTTTACTTCAAACTCTTTATGACCAACGAAATTGGCTAACTCTCCGTAAAGTTTTATTTTACGCAACATAACGTAACCTCTTACCGGTACATTTTAAAAGCCACTCCGAGTAAGGCTCTATACAACTTAGTCTATCGGTTAAATGATGTAAAACATCGCCGTCTAGAAAAATTGCCACATGATTTAAACCCGAAGTCAAAATAGACATAAATAAAAGATCGCCATATTTTAGTTTTTCGTCGGGCCTTAATTCTCTAAAACCGGTTCTCCAAGCACACCTTTCAAACATAGGGTCTTTATTAAAATCTTCTAAAGTAGTAGGTCTTTCCCAATCTTTTAAATTTATATTTAATTTTTCTTTATAAAAGTCCCTAACTAGCGTGTAGCAATCGTTAACCGCCCACGCCCATTCTCTACCTATTAGGGGAGCTTTATATCCGGTAGGTTCTAAACTACCCCAAGTTTCGGTTTTAGGATTTACTATATACCATTTTAAACCACTTTGTTCGCAAGCAACTTTATCGCTTTGACTAGGAACAGGCGGTGTTATGGGGTGACTATGAACTATAGCAATTATATCGCCTAAATTATCTCCTTTTACATAATCTTCGGGGTCTAAGATAAAACATTGATGAGCAGTTTGACTTAAATTACCGCAAGGAAAATATTTTTCTTTGCCCCTAATATTTAATAAAAGGCCACACGATTCTTTAGGGTCTTGGTCTTTCGCATGGGCAAGAGCTTCTTCTTTCCAACTCATGCTATAAAAGTTCCTATTGAGGGAAAGTCGGCTCTCGTGCATTGTCTTTTTGGAGCTCTAATACCGGCGAGATCAAAAACGGCGGCAAGTTCAAAAGTAACTACCTCTCTATTTTCACTAGCTTTTCTATCTATTTTGTAAATTTCGCGCGGAAACTCTGCGGTAGGGTCCGGCGTTCCTAAATTATTAGTATTATTAGGAAAATTTACGTTATCAATGTAACGGGCTAAAGTTCTAATTCTGGTAACGGTCGCTCCGGTCAAATCATTACCTACTGTAACGGTGTTAACGTTTAATAAAATAGCGGTTATAGTTCCTAAAGCATTTGATACCGTAAGAGTCGGGCGTGGTAGTTGTCCTCTTTGATACGCAAAACCTTCAGCTTTTATAGGAAGTTTTATATAACTATTACCGGCCCAAACTACATCGCCTTGATTATTTAAACTCGTACAATTATGAAACCTATAAGTTTGAGCGGAACCGTGTAAAGCTAAAGTAGTTTCTAAAGTAAAAAGTTCTATTATTGAAGAAGGATTTATTTTTTGTAAATCGCTAATAATAGGGCCTGTACTCATGGCTCAAAAACCTCCCGAAAAGTAGCGGTAATAGTAGCACGATCTTTTGTATAAATATTTTTAGACCATTTATCACAAACAAATTTCATAGCACTTGGTTCTTCCGGCGGGGTGAAATCAAAACTAGCTTGGTCGTTCGCACGGGCATCTAAAAAAGTTTCAATAGTATCGGCATCTGTTTCGCTAACGTTAAAAGTTAAATTAAATATTTTTGGGTTTTGATTTTGGGCTAATCCAAACATAATTCTATGTTCATAACCGTCGGCAAATCTA